CAGTGGGACGAGTGGTATCAGCCGACCAGAAACAAGACCGGCAAAGGTCAAGGGTTGGCGCAGAACGTAATGCCGCGACTTCGTTAGGCATATTCGCACTGTAACAGAAGGTTTGGCGAAAAGAAAATAGTTGCAACGTGCAGGATGATCCTGCCGGGAGGCCGCGATCTCGAACGTCCGTCGAGACTGTGTGCCGAGGCGGAAGCGTCTAGGGATACGTTTAGTGCCTTAGATGATGGAGTCCTTTCCTTCAGTTACCTCTCGGTCGCTACCAGCGCATCTGGTCAGACGTTGCAAGTAAAGGTTACCAAACAATCGTTTATTAGGGAAAGGGGTAAGTAAAGGATGTACGGATGATGTGTGTACAAATTAAAAAAAATAAAAAGTTTTTGTAGACGCTTCGTAATCGTGACCGGTCACGCTCTGGCCCTACCCCCCCTTGTTGTTTTGCTGCAACACATTGTTGTGCGTGTACCACAAGCCTGGATGCAAACAATTCTTATGTAGTTATGTGAACGAGAATTGTTTACAACATGTGGTTAGCGTGCAACATGTGGCGTTTATGCAACATGGGTGCGTGCTGATGCGTTGCTGCAACATGTGGTTTTTTTACCACACAAGCGCTGAGTTTTATGCAAGCACAGTGCTTTTATGCATTGTTAGTAAAAAACACGTCTTTTTCCCAATTGATACGATGATAAACAAAGGGGACAAACCAGGAAGTAGACTTCTATTTTACTAACATCAGGCCTAAGCCTTTGATTCTAGGCTTCTATCTTGTTAGTAGTCTCCAGCCTTTCAACTACTGACAAATTTTCTGTTACTACTACAAAAAGCCCTTGCAAGCCCTTTTCAGGCTGTGCTATAAAACAATTGTTTACAGAAACAGCGTTTGGTTAGTGCTTCTGACTACTACGCTACTAACAAACTACTAACAGGGAAATTATGCATATGACACTCAGAAAACTACTTAATGCCACTGTGCTTGCGTGCTGTGGTGTGGCCGTGTTTGGCGTGCTTCTAGACTCTTTTGAATTGTTAGTGCTTGGCACTGTGCTAGCCGGAATTGCAGCACTGATCGATTACGTCATTTTCCCGTAAACAATAAACAAACGGAGACAACTAACATGCAAACTAAACTCTTAAACATCGACGCCAATCCCAAAACTATCAAGGGCACCAAACGCGGCTATATGACGGCCGTTCTGTATTTGGCGCCCCATGATTCCAGCGGTATCAATCTGTGCCCAACGGCTAGCCTAGCGGGCTGTGTCGCGACGTGTTTAAACACGGCAGGACGTGGTGGCATGGCGGCCGGTAACGCAACATTTCAGACTGACTCAGGCGCTGTGCTACCCGATAACGCTATCCAGCGTGCCAGGCTTCGGCGCACACATATGTATACAAACGATCACAGCGCTTTCATGGCGCAATTGGTCGCAGAAATTGACGCCTTTTTGGCTAAGGCTCGACGCAAGCGCTTACAGCCCGCTATCCGTTTAAACGGTACGTCCGATATTCGCTGGGAATTGTTGCCCGTAGTCCGGGCTGGTCGCGAGTATGCAAACGTCTTTGCAGCATATCCGCGCGTGCAATTCTACGATTACACCAAAATCCCAAATAGACGCGCTTCGCACATCCCCAACTATCATTTGACGTTTTCGTATTCTGATCGGGCCGCCTATCAATCGATAGTCGCTAAGGCTGTAGCGCACTACGGCGCTTCCGTGTCGTTTGCGGCCGTGTTTCGTGGACCGATTCCCCAGTACTTTTTGGGGCGCCCAGTCATCAATGGCGACGAAACAGACTTGCGCTTTTTAGACCAGCCGGGCGTCGTGGTTGCGCTTACCGCTAAGGGGCGCGCCCGTCGCGACGTTTCGGGTTTCGTTGTCCACACCACACCGGCCCGCGCGGCCGCATAACAGGGAGACTCATATGCCACTGAATACACCACTCGAAGCGCTCACGGAAGCGCTCATTCTCGCCATTACCGCCCCTGATGATGATCGGGCCAATAGGGCAATTGCACTGGCGGACGAAATAGCCGCGTTATGCCCAGCGGGCCATATAGCACTGGCAAAACGCGCGGCCCTTGACTACTTGCGCTCACTAGATGGAGACACGGCCCATGGATAGCACAATTGAATACCTGGGATGCCGTCCGCGATACGGCAAAAACGAACATCATTTGAGAGTGTCCGGGGATGTATCGGACCGGGCGCTTATCGATTACATAGTCGCCACTAGACGCGATCACGATTCATTTGGCGCTTACGTCCAGCGGGGAGAATTGGAGGCGCTTGTTTTCTTTTACACTGACTGATAACAGGAGAATCTAACCATGACACAAAACGAAACCATTCGGGCCGCGTTGCTGGCGGGCCGTGCTATCACGCCACTGGAAGCGCTCCATGAATTCGGATGTTTGCGGCTAGCCGCCAGGATTCGAGACTTGCGCCAGACTGGAATGGATATTGAGTGTAAAAACGTCATCCGAAACGGAAAGCGCTTTGCACGCTACAGACTGAGGGGGGCCGCCAATGCGCTCTGATCATTTGTGGCGGCTATCCTATTGGTTTTCTGGGGGCTGGGACTGGCGCCGCGTGCCTGCCCCCAATTGGCACTGTAGACGGCGCATCAACCTACTATCGGTCTATTGGTGACACATGGAAAAACCACACCGGCCCACAATCGCAGAATTAGAAGACTTGTTTCGATCAATGGATGACCACTCCCCAGGCCCAGAAGTCTGGATTCGCACCACAGCCCGCGCGTTTATATATGCCTGGGATGAGGGCCTTACCGTGTCACAACTATCCCCGTTTGTTGAAGAAATGAGAAAAGCGCTGGACGGTCGCAGATGACTGAATTTCACGAACGTTGGGGGCTTCGGCCACGTTATCCAAACTTGACGCGCTGTACCAGGCGCTTCTGGATTACGTATCTGGGGCGTTGTATTGACACGGCACGGGCTAACTTATGGCTGGATTCCTAATCGCGGTACTGGTGACAGTACTATTCTCAGTACTGTTTGATGACTAATCGAGGGGGGCTTGCGCCCCCCTTTTTATTTCACCACTGTGAGTGTGTACGGCGCTTCCAGCATGTTCCGAATTTCAGACTTTGGGCGCTTGGCATATTCAGGCGCTACCCAGGCGTGCTTCGGTGTGCTGAATTCGCGGCTCTGTACGCGACCGAAATCCTTCCAGCCACTCTCACGTAGCGCCACGAAAACCATTTCCCGTGTCGGTCCCTGGCATACCTTCGACAATTCCGCGATCACATCGGACCACGGGGAACCGATTACACCACGGGCAAACAATCCCCGGCGCTCGCGGACCATATCGGCCAAATACAATTCGCCGCCACTCATGCCCAGGTCGATCATGGATATCTTGGCATCGGTTAGCGGCGGAGTGGCCCCAGGATTAAAGGCGCTCACGTCGCGCTGATCGAGCCACGCGGCCACGGCATCGAATCCGCCACCCTGATACCACCCCCACAATTGGCGGGCCTCATAATCGCTCATGCGCGGCGCTTCGGACCAAATAACGAACCAGCGACGATCATCCGCCGGTATCGTTATCGGTGCGCGATCGTTACTGAACGACAGAACGAAAACCCGATTCATCACGTAGTACGGGTGCATTTGTTTCTTGTTGACTAGCAACAACTCAGGCGGTGCCGCGATCACGGGCTTTAAATTGTTTTCCATCACACGGCGATCCTCGCCGCGTTTGTTCCGAATTTCATTCAGCACGATGACCTCGGATTCATACGAATAGCCCCAGGCGCCTGCGACCTCTTCGGCACGGGCCACGGCTACGTTTTGCAGGCTAGAGCCGCCAATCGAGTACAGGAAAGGCGCCCATAACGTGTCCTTACCGCTCCCAGGCACCCCAGTGTGCAGCACCGCGTGGTTTATCTTGCGGGCCGGGTATTGGCGCTTGAATGCCATCACGTTTAGCACGTGTTCGCGCTCGGCCTGGTCCGGCACCATGCGCTCGGCGTGTTCCAGCCACGGGCTTACGTCGCCCGGTACGCCTGCTGGGCGTGCGTTATGCCACTTGTTAGCGTAAGCGCCTGTGCCTTTACGAACCAGCATAGACTCGCCTGCCGCGTAGGTCAGCCCGGTCAGCAAGTGGCTGCCCATGGCCGTTCGGTTCTCATCGAAAAACGTAGCCGCCTCTACCCTGCGCGACTTGTTATGGATCGAATAGCAGGGATGCCCTCGATATATCGCATTAAAGGAATACCGCGTGTATTCCTGGCGAGTCACCACGTCGAAAAAGTAGTCGCCCTCGGCCACGTACACAAAGCGCTTGAACCACTCTGCGGGCAAAAGGTTCGAGATATCGTTTTCAGCCAATGTATCGTAATCGTCCATTGCAAACCCCTCGCCCGCCATGTAGTCTGATCGGGCATCGTTAGTTCTCCTTGTTAGAGAGTTAGCCCCACTTCGGTGGGGCTTTTTTTATCCCTGCCGTTTGTTGGCCTGAATCGTTCGCCAAGTATCGAGAACAATGCGCTCGGTCTCACGCTTGTTCGCCATCTTGCCGTACACGGCTATAGCCGCGCAGTAGCGATCATGCGCCTCTTTGGTGGCGTGGTGGGTCGCGGCAATCGCCTGCCGCTCCGCCACCGTACCCTCAGCGTGAGTGAACACGGCTTCTCGTGTGGCCTTCCAGCCATACTCCGCACGCTCAACCTCTGCTTTGGCGAGCGCACAAGGCTCGTCGGTATCGACTAGATACCGCAAAGCCTTCTCTGCTCTCTCGTCGCTGATCATTTAGAACCCCAACGGGTCGTTAAGATCAGCCTTTGCCCAGTTGTCCTCAGTCAGAGTACCAGCAGGCATCTCGTTCTTCGGCGGAATTCTGGCCTGCTTCGGATTGAACTTTAACGAAAGATATTTTTTGCCTGCCTTTGATGTCTTGATGGTTGCATCCACCCAATACTCGGTGTCGCCTACCTTGCCGCTACCTTTGTAATCAGCGTCCTCAAGCATCCAGGTATCACCTGTTGAACTCTTCATCTCACGAGGCGGCTTCTTTTCTTCGTTCTTAAAAAGGCTGGCCGTGTTCGGACGTTGCTCAAACTTATTCACAGGGTCATCTCCTTCAGTTTAGCCACTTTAACATTGAGTTCAGCGAGGAACCCGCTGACCTCTCTCTCTAACAAGGTAATGCAGTCTGTATCCCTCGGGATACGCACTACGAGCAACTGTAGGCTCTCGGGCATACGTGGATCGTATGAAACCCAGTCGCACCAATCCGCACCCGTACAGGCCATCTGCCACTGCATCTGATAAAAGTATTTCTGCGGCGGCTCGCGCTCCATCAGGTACTCGATATGCGTAGCCGTAGACGGGGCCTTTATCTCGACGATCCCTGCGCCGACGATGCCATCGGGTGACGCACCAGACATCGGGATGGTCGGATGGTCAATAAAGCCCACCTCGGTGACAAGTTCGCCAACCTTGGCGCTGTACGCATCACGGGCTGCGGCTTCCTGCTCGACGCCCCACTCCATCGCTGCGCTGCCGAACCCTTCGGTCGGCTTGCCGGTCAGACGCTCGCACACCAACTGCGCCATGTAGTTTGCGCGGCTGGCTGCATAGCCTGTCTTAGTGCGAGCCACTACGTCAGCCACCTTTGAGGCGGTCACTTTGCCAAGTCTGGCGGCGTGCCATTCTGCTGATCGCTGTTCCATATCAAACCACCTTGTAATCTTTAAAAACGGCGCCACGAGCGGGGTCGCCAACCTTGCACGACTTTACCCAAACGGTTTTCCCGTTCGGCAAGCGTCGGTGATGTCCTCGACGTTCGTGGAATCGCGGCGATGCGTGCGTGCCGCCGTGATCTTCCTTGCCAATTTTCTTTCCACTGACAATAAGCGTTCGCCAGGTATAAATAGGCGGCTTATTCTGCTCTAGTCGTTTCTTGTTAATAAAGTTATCAACGGTTGGGATTGACGCTTTTGTGGGCATATTTGCAAGCCGCTGATACAGCATCGCAATTAAGGTCAGACCCCAGTTGCGATTTTCAATATCTTGCTGCGTCTCGCCTTCTTTGCGAGTTAAGAACAACTGACCGTCACGAATTGAATATATCGCTGTCGTTAATAACTTCGGAAGATGCTCTCCGTATCTAATCACCACGGAAAACTTAATACCGACTTCCGGGTCATCTCCCTCCAAAGTCATCAAGACTTCGTGAGACACTTTGTTGTGCTGCGCCTGATATACCAAGACGGTCTTATCAAACGGAGGCCGATATGTTGTTAGCCACAATTCTGGCTCAACGTGTACCGCGTGATCAGTTGGAATTGATCCGCTTAAATCAAACCAATGCCATTCGCACGGGTTTTTCGACGTAGCAACCCACGTCTTAACCATGCGTTGAAGTAATGCGCTCATCATTCCTCTCCTGTGTCTTTTATGGGATCAAACTTAAACCACTCGCAGATTTCGTGCATTACGGCGTCATAAACCTTGTCCTGAATGTAGTCTCTGCTCGGGTTTTCAGCGTGCTTATATGCACGAGCCATCCCGGAGGCAACGCCATCGTCAACGCACTTCTGAATCAATTTGTAAGCGTCAGGTTTCATCGCTGCACCTGTTCTCTGTTATAGACAAAAAGACGGTTTTTTGTCCCAAATAGCGGTAATGAACTTGCATTACCTTGTTTCCACAGGATGTAGTCGTACTGCTTGATGCCGCGCTGCAAGGCAGTGCCAATCACGCTCTGGCGCACGCCCCACAGTTCAATCAGGTCTTTGTAGCGCACACGCTCGTTATTGGCTTTCGCTTTGCGTTTGCGGTACAGCAGCAGTTGGTACTGCTCAAAAGACAAACGAAGGTTATAGCGGGACGGTTTGGTATATGCCTTCATTTTGGTATCTCCAATCGCAGATACTTCGGGTCAAGCAATCGCGTGTTCTGCGCGTAATCCGATGGTGTGCCGTGCTGCCATGCAAGGTCATACGGAAGCCAACCCAGAATCTCAACCGAACGAAGTTCTGGCATTACCGGTTTGGCGACAAACAACACTAAACGCTTGCCAACTTGATGCTCACGCACCGCAGCCGAGTCACTCGTCCTGACGCGCCGCACTTCTATGTTCGTGCCAACGTCCGGCAAGTCCTTGAACTTGTCGTGATCGCGTGCATCCCAAACGTGTGCGTGCCAGTAACGGTTAGTCCACTTAGCCACGGCCAACTCGGCTGCACATGCTGCAACCTGTGCTGTGCGTTCATCTTCCATGCGCTTCTGGTCGTAGTGCGCCGCGTTGCCGCTGTGCCATCGAGCAGACGCACGACGCGCACCGACAAGGCTCACCAAGTCAAACTCCCATGTTTGCAATTCAACTAACGGCCTAGTCATAGCGGCGGCACCTCGTACCAACCTCGCACAATGCGTACCGCCTCCAAGTGGTCACGCAGGATGCGAAGGTCTTTGGTTTTGCTTTTGTCGAAAAACCCATTCTTCCAATCACCGGCCAGTCGTTCTTTAATGATCTGTTCCAAACTGGCCTCCGTGGTCGTCAGCGAATAACGGACGATGTATGCAGATACGTCGTCAATTACTTGCTTGAGAGTTGGGTCTTGCGGGTTGAGAAGATCGGCAAGTGGGTCTTTCTTTGTTCGGCGCTTAGACTTTTCCATACGTTGTTCAACTCCTCGATAGTGGTAGCGGCTTCTACGGACGCTTCAACAGCAGGGTCAGTCGCAGAGACTTCGTGCGTGTGGGCGTCAGCGTCGTTGTCGCCCTCAGTCGGGATACAGAAGGCTTGAAAGGCTGCGTACTTGTAAGCCGCAGACATCGCCTTGTTGCTGGCCTTGTCGCCAGAGTCCATCGCCTCGCCTACGGTGATGACCGTGTGCTTGCTGCCGTCCTCGGCTGCTACAAAGTCAAACTCAACGGTCAGCGTGACGTAGAACAACGCCGTGCCTTGACGATTCTGGCGCTCGATAACCTGTCGGTCGGTGACGCGAGGCAGGATGCACAGCCCGTGCTTTGACAGCATAGGCGAGAGCGCACCGTACACGGCGTCGATGCCACGGAAAGCGTAGCCCTGTGATGTATTCTTACTGTCCTTGCTAATGCCGATCTTGGACAGTTCGGCGGTGACAGCAGCAATCTTCTCGTAGACCTTCATTGTGGTTCCCTCAGTTTGGCGGATGCAGCATCAATAGCAGCGAGGCACTCAGCAAACGCTTGGTGCAGTTTGAAAGCGCCTTCGGCTTCGATGCGGTTGAGTTCGTTCAAGCCTTCGATGACGTTGAAGGCTGCGTGTTCGTACCGGCAGTGCAGTTCCATGAGCCGGTCGCGCTCCTGCTCTTGCAGGA